CTGAAGCAGGAAGAAAAAAAGAAAGAGGTGAGCGAAAATAAACCGGAACGATGAAACACATTTCGCGCAAGTACCGCGAATGCAAAGACCTCGCTCGAAATTCGACCGCGGACACCAGCTGCTGACGACCATCAACGAGGGCGAGCTAGTGCCTATCTATATGGACGAAGTGCTCCCGGGTGATACGGCAAGAATCCAGTTAAACGGCCTTATTCGCATGAGTACGCCTATCTATCCCATCATGGATAACTGCTACATGGACACATACTTTTTCTTTGTGCCGTTACGTCTCTTGTGGGAGCACTTTGAAAATATGTTCGGCGAGAACGACACAAATTACTGGGCAGAAAAAACAGAGTATTCTACTCCGACCTGCTCAATCGGCGGCACAAGCGGACTCGCAAACGGCAGCATTGGCGACTACCTCGGATTACCGACCGAAGTAACCAACACACTGAAGGTGAACGCACTCCCGGCGCGAGCCTATGCGATGGTCTACAACGAGTGGTTTCGAGATGAAAATCTCGAAGCGCCGTTAATGCTGGGCTACAAAAAGTCGGATGACGGCGGGACGAACGCAGACGCCGGCAAAGAGACGTCAAACGCAAACGCAATCGACAAAACGATCAACACCAACGAAGCAACGCTGTACGCGATGAAACCGGCGAAGGCAGGCAAATTTCACGACTACTTCACGAGCTGTCTGCCTTCGCCTCTGAAAAATCAAGAGCCGGTCAACATAGGAATCACAGGAACAGCACCAGTCAAGGGCTACGACGCCAAAGGAACAAATCTAGCAAACTACGACTTAACCTTAGGATACTACTTACACAACGGCTCTTCTCAAGAACCGTCAATGAGCAACGACCAAAGCAACGACAAAAATGCAATACGAGTAGCGGGAAGAAACGGCGACAGCGAAACGGAGGGAGCATACTACTATTTACAAGCAGACCTCTCCGAAGTAAATGCTATCAGCATCAACGACCTGAGGCAAGTAATCGCACTACAGCACATATTCGAGGCCGATGCCAAAAATGGCACGCGCTACCGCGAATTCTTGAGCGGTACGTGGGGGGTGACGAGTCCTGACAGCCGTCTCCAGATCCCAGAATACATCGGTGGCCAGAGAATCGCTATCAATGTCAATCAGGTCATCCAGACCAGCCAGACGGACACACAGACCGGTCAGGCACTGGGCAATACGGCAGCATACAGTCTGACGACCTGTAGCAAAAAAATAGTGGACTACGCAGCGACTGAGTACGGATATATCATCGGTCTGGCAGTAGTACGAGTAGACCACAGCTACCAGCAGGGACTTGCAACCAAGTGGACACGCGGCGGCAGGTTCACGTACTACGACCCGCGACTCGCAGCACTGGGCGAACAGCCGGTATATAACCGCGAAATTTACGCGCAGGGCACAGAGAAAGACGGAGAGATATTCGGCTACCAAGAGTGCTGGGCCGACTACAGATATAAACCGTCTTACGTGACCGGCGAAATGCGCTCAAACAGCAAAGCATCTCTGGATGCATGGCACTACGCGGACGACTACGACCAACTTCCGACACTGTCGGCAGAGTGGATTCAGGAAGGACGAGAAAACATTGACCGCACAATCGCGGTGACAGTAAGTCACCAGTTCCTTTGTGACTTCTGGTTTGAAGAAGAGTGGTGCCGAGAAATGCCTATCTACAGCATTCCGGGAATCGAAAGAATTTAAGAGAGGACAAGAGAGGAGGAAGCCGGGCAAAGACCCGGCTATTTTTAAATGAGTCTTTTATCATGGATGCCTTTTGTGATGCAGGGACTTAGTCTGCTGAGCAATGTCATCACAGGTTCAAACAGCTCAAGCGCAACAAGCAGTAACTTCGGCGGGCAGGAGTTCAGCAGCGGAAACGAAACAACAGCAGGAAGCCTAAGTGCTCCACAGCAAATCGGCTCAACACAAATCGGCACACCGACAGGCTTTGGGACATACAGCAATCAGGGAAGCGTGACCAATGCGAACATGATGAGCTTTATGAGTTCAATACTCAGCAACTTGGCGAACGCAGGAAGCCAAGCAAGCGCAAAAAAATACAACAGCGCAGAAGCGGCAGCAGAGCGAGCTTTTGAAAAGGAAATGCGAGGCACAGCATATCAGGACACCGTGAAAGACATGATTGCAGCGGGCATCAATCCGATACTGGCGGCGAACAACGGAGCAACGGCGACACCATCGGGGGCATCAGCAAGCATAGGAACACAGCGGTATAACCAGCAGAGCGCACAAGCGGCATCTGTCGCAGCGATGTACGAATACGGCAACAACAGCGCAGAAATAGCGGACAAATACTTAGAGCTGGCGAAAAAGGCCACGAGTGCAAAGCAGTACCACTCGGCAAAAAGCTGGAATGAGGCAGCGACGACCCTTGCACAATCAAGCGCAAAGCAAGTAGCAGAGTACAGCTACATGGCAAATAAACTCGCGGACGACCTCCTAAACGCAGGAAAAGACCTCGGCAACGACGTGAGAAAAACTGTTGACGAAGGAGCGAGAAAGTGGAGCGGACACCTGAAGAATGTTCCACTAATGCCAAACGCAGCACCAAACTTAAACCCAATGAAAGAGTATACAGGCGATTAAACAAATTGTGGAAAACTTTAGTTTTCAACATTTTCCACAGAGTTCTCAACAGGAAAAACAACCATAGCTGAGGACAAAAACAAGTTTTCAACATTTCAACAAGTTTTCAACAAAAGTTTCAACAAGAAAAGGGGCGATAATTATGCGTATCAAAGCTATAAATTAGTGTTTTCAACAGTTTCCACGCTACTACTACTACTACTACAACAAGTTATATAATAAAGCGAGCAGAGCAAAACAAAACTAAGGTAAACAGCATCTACGCGCGCGCACACGCAGCATAAAGAGAAAGGAAGTGTCAACTGGCCCAAGATAGACAAGTAGGCTTGGGCCAGATAATATGCCATGTACAAATCCAAATGTTTTTCAGATAAACACGACCAGACCGAAAATGTGGGGAAGTTTAAAAAACCTCAAACGCCAAGATCTAGAAGACACCATCATGGACGGCGTCAAAAAAGGAAACCTCGCGCTATTACCCTGTGGACAGTGTGAGTATTGCAGAAAGCAAACAGCCGAACAATGGGCCACAAGAATTGAGCTTGAAGCAAAAAACTGGGAAGACGTGATCTTTGTGACAATGACCTATGACGAGGAACACATACCTTATGGAGAAATCCTGAAAGGCTGCCAAAGTATCCAGTCTCAGACGGTAAGTAAAAGAGACGTACAACTTTTTATAAAGCGTCTGAGAAAGGCATACAAGAAGCCGATAAAGTACTTCATAGCGGGCGAATACGGAGACAGAACAAAACGACCGCATTATCACGGCATTTTTTTCGGATTAAAACCGGAGGATGGACAGTGGTACAAAAACCAGAAAGGCAACTCATACTTCAAAAGCCAGTGGTTAACAAACCTCTGGGGAAAAGGCTTTGTAGACTTCTCACCAGCGGAACCGGGTTCATACGCGTATGTGGCGCAATACGTCAACAAAAAGGCAATCGGCGCAGAACAGAGCGCAAAGTACTGGATGCAAGGCAGAGAGCCAGAATTTAGGATCATGTCCAAAGGCATCGGGGAAAAGTATCTTAAAGAGCACATGAACGAAATCCTAAAGACGGACAGCATAACATGCGCCGGAGGGCGGCAGAAAAGACCGCCAAGGTACTTTGATAAGCTACTCGATAAGGATACCAGCCAAGACGCTGAGAGCTACTTCAAGGCCCATTCTGACGAGCTGAGAGAGGTACGAGCCAAGCGAAGGAGAAACGCGCTGCTAAGCCTCGCAAACATTGAGCAAAACACGAGCGTACCTTATTCAACGTACCTCGAAATCCAGAAGGAGAAGAACAAACAGAAACAGAAGTGGCGTGAGCCAATAAAGGACCAATCCGGAATCTAGCCTAAACATCACGCCGTCCTCTCTTCGTCGGCTCACCAGAGCCGAACGGACGGCCCTAAATGTAAATGCAAGATTTATCTAATCTAAACTTTTTTACAAAAAACCTTGACTTCTTCAATAAAATTATCAATAAAATTATGTACACCTTTACAGAATTGACAGCCGGGAATTTGTCTGATAAAATAAAAACAAAGAATGAAAGGAGGTAACACAATGGCACATCGTAGCGGCGCAGGCCGTGGCGACCAGCGGCGTTTTACGCAGACCGCAAAGCGAACGAAAAACATCAACGTGCGTCCAAAGGTCAGCCGAGGCGGCGTTCGACTGTAATGCAGCACACAGAACAAAGAAAGGAGGTGAACCGATGGACTTTAAGGAGACCATGGGCATCCTGATGAAAATCCTGGACATGGTAGACAAGATTTACCATGCAGTCGTGAAGAACGCAGAAGAAGAAGACGAAAGAGAGGAATAAAGGTGCTGCATGAATACAGCCTATTTAATCAGGGCACCCACCGTGTAAGCCCACATTTCAAAATCAGTGAATTTGCACAAAAAGATGGAAGGTGTGACAAAATACTCATCGACTCAGAACTAGTAGAAGTGCTGGAAGATGTAAGGACACACTTTAACGCACCTGTGATAATCAACAGTGGCTACAGAACACCGGAATACAACAAAAAAATCGGCGGTACAAAAAACTCGCAGCACACAAAAGGCACGGCGGCTGACATTCGAGTAAAAGGAGTCCCGGCTAGTAAGGTGCAGCAGTACCTAAAAAATAAGTACCAGGACAAATACGGAATCGGAAGCTACCGAAAATTTACGCATATAGACACACGAAAAAAAAGGGCAAGGTGGAAAAATGAAACTTAAATTCTACAGTTTTCACGACAGTGTAACAAATGGCTACAGCAATCCATTCCTCCAGCAGAACCGAGCAGTGGCAATCCGCACAGCAAAGTGGAAAGCAGACGAGTCCAAAACACAGGAAATCGAAGACATCTCTCTGGTGGAGATGGGAGACTTCGACACCGAAACCGGCGAGATGTACGGAGCAAGTCCGAAGCATCTGTGCAAGCTGACGGACCTGAAAAAGGAGTTTAACAATGAAAGATCCTAACGTAAGGTTTTTCGGAATGCCGACCGAGAGGATGCCAAGTAAGGCAGGCTCAGAGATGGCACCAACGTGGAAAGCGGTGAAGCGAGCAAACGGAACAACCGAGTACATCGAACAGCCGCCCGAAAACGTATACGAGAAAATCCAACGGGCCGGTGAGGGCTACGACCTCGCAAGCGCGATTGCGCGGCTAGAAGCAGGAGACGTGAGTATCAAAGCAAAGAGCATGGTATACACCGAGGGCACGCCACTGGAAAACATGCCCAAAGACGTGGTCACGATTCACGAGAAAGCACAGGCGGCAGCGGAAACGCTGGAACAGCTGAAGCAGGAAGAAAAAAAGAAAGAGGTGAGCGAAAATAAACCGGAACGATGAA